TACCCCGACAATTTTTTCACATTTTGGAACGATTCGACCACAACTATTTCGCATTACGACAATGTCAAAAAGGCCGTTGAGTGGCTTTATAGTATCAATTTTTATTCGGTTGACCCGTTAAAGGTTGCGGAAGTCCTGGCAGGCATTGGCGAAAAGTTGGAATCAAAAGGGTTTATCGTTGCGGGCGCAGGGTATGACGTCCACAGCGACGAACAGACACACACGGGACGGGGCATTGAAGTCCTTTTCCGTCAAGATTTATAAACAAGGAGGATTCAAAAATGGCAGAAGTTAAAGAGTGGCGCGGTATTCGAAATCTTGTATGTGCGGAGGTATTGACAGACAACGCGGAAGGAATCACATTCGGCGAAGTATTCCCCGTTGCTGGCGTTTCTAAACTTACAAGAAACACCGCAACATCAAGCGAAACACATTACTACGACAACAACCCCGCAATCGTTATCGATTCAACGGGCGCGGACACTGTAACCGTGGACGCATCAGCAATTCCATTCGACGTAAATGCAAAACTTACGGGCCAGTATTACGACGACAAGAAGGGAATGTATGTTGAAGGCGAAAGAAGCCCCAAATATTTCGCAATGGGTTACATCACAGAAAAGAACGACGGAACCGAAGTTTTTGTATGGCGTATGAAGGGAAAATTCAATGTTCCCGATTCCGAACACGGCACAAAGAACGACGGAACCGACGCAACGGGCCAGCAATTAGTTTATACGGGTATCAATACCGCGCATAAATTCACTATTGACGGCAAGAAGAAGACCGCAAAGGCCGTAAACGTAGACACTAGCGTAAACACTGGCGTTACAGAAGAAAACTTCTTCGAAACAGTTAAGACACCCGACGACATTACCGTCGTAGCGTAGTTAATTATCAAAAGGGCGGTATTTATTACCGCCCATTTTAGGAGGAAAACAAAATGCAACTGACATTAAACATATATAACCCGCAGACAAAGGAAGTCGTAAAGACTTATACAACCGAAACCGTAGACATTTTGTTCGGAACGGTTGAGGATTTAATCGACATTATCGACATTGACAAAATGAACGACAATGCGGAACTGGCAAAAGTTATTCTTGTTGCAATGAAGAAAGTAAAACCGTTGTTAAAAGAGGTTTTCGACGGATTGACCGACGAAGACTTGAAAAACACAAAAATTAAAGAATTAGTACCCCTTTTTATGAACATTGTACGTTATGCAATGGCCGAAATAAACGGACTGGGGGACGGTTCAAAAAACTAGATGCGGGCGACGATACGCCCGTATATGAAACATTGTTCGAAATGTCGGTCACATTATGCGACCGATTCCACGATTTAAACCCGATTAAAATACGGCAATATCCCGCGCGGGAAGTATTTTTATTGATAAAAAGACTTTTGAAGCATAACCAACGACAGACAGAACGCAAGCACGGCGAAGGCGCAACCGTTCAAAACGGCGTTATTTATAAAAAGGCGGGGGATAACTGGTATTAGGCAAAAAGGGGGTGCAAAATGGCAACCAACAACGACACAACATTAAAATTTCGGGCGGATATATCCCAGCTAAAAGAAGCAATGCAGGACGCGAAGCGACAAATCAGCATTGCAAACAGTGAGTTCAAGGCAACAACGGCCACAATGGACGACTGGACGAAAAGCACGGACGGCATCAGCGCGAAATTGAAACAATTAGACAGTAATTTAAAATCGCAAAAGACGATTTTAGAGAGTTTAGAAGAACAATACGCAAAGACCGTCGAAGAAATGGGCGAAGGTTCCGTCCAGGCGGACAAATTGCGCGTACAAATCAACAACCAAAAGGCGACCATTGCGAACACAAACAAGCAAATCGCGAATTTTAACGATGAATTGCAGAAAGTAAGCGACGCGGAAAAGAAAGCGTCAAAAGAAGGAAAGACCGTTGCGGAAGTGCTGGACGATATGGGCGAAGAAGCGGAAGACGTGGAAAGCGGTTTTTCGGTACTTGACGGCGCGTTGTCTGTTTTCACGGGTAATTTGTTGACTGGGTTTGTCGGAGCCGTGAAAGACGGCATTTCAAGCCTTGCAAGCCTGGCCGACGAAACCAGGGAATACCGCCAGGAATTAGGAAAGCTGGAAACGGCGTTCACGACGGCGGGATTTTCGGGCGATACCGCAACGGAAACATACAAAGAATTGTTCTCTATTATCGGCGAAACCGACCAGGCCGTCGAAGCATCGCAACAAATTGCATTGTTAGCAAATGCCGAAGAAGACCTGGCAAAATGGAGCGAACTTGCGGGGGGCCTTGTGGGACGTTTTGGCGATGCGTTGCAACCCGAAACATTCTACGAATCCGCCAACGAAACTTTGAAATTAAACGAAGCGACTGGGGCTTATGTGCAATTATTAGAGGGCGTCGGGTACAGTGTAGACGACTTCAATGCGGGCCTGCAGGCGTGTTCGACCGAAGCAGAAAAGCAGGCGTATATTTTAGGCGTGACCGATAGTATTTTGGGCGATGCTTCGGAATCGTACAAAGAATTAAACGCCGATATTATCGAAGCCCAGCGCGCACAATCAGAACTGGCAGACGCAACGGCAAACATCGGCGCGGTAATTGAACCGATTACAACCGAATTTAAACTTATGGGCGCAAATATCTTGACGTCATTACTTCCCAGCATCGAATCACTGGGCGACGGGTTCCTGGGTTTAATCGACGGGACGGAAGGCGCGGGCGAACAAGTCGGCGGGGCAATTTCGGACATGATAATGCAGGGCGTGAACATGATTTCGACCATGCTTCCCCAGTTGGTGCAAATGGGCTTGTCGCTTGTGGTTAATTTAATCACTGGTATTTTGTCAGCGTTGCCCCAGCTTGTCACGACTGTTTTAACACTGGCAGGAAGTGTTTTGCAAACGCTGGCGACGGCAATTCCGCAAATTGTTCTTGCGGTAATCGAAGCGGTTCCGCAAATTATAGATGCGTTAATGACACAACTTCCCGTATTTATTGAAGCGTGCATCACGTTTTTAGCGTCAATCGTGGACGCAATACCGACCGTTATTAAGGCGTTATCCGTGGCATTGCCGAACATTATTACAAGCATTGTAAACGGCCTTATAAATGGCGTTTCGGCGTTGCTGGAAGGTGCGGTCACGTTAATAATGGCAATCGTGGACGCAATCCCGCAAATTTTACCCGCGTTAATCGACGCATTACCGCAGATTATCGAAACGCTTATAACTGGTTTGTATAGTTTGGAGTCCGTACTTGTGGAAGGATTCTTGCAAGTATTGTTAAGCGTCTTGCAGGCAATCCCCGTTTTGATAAATGCGTTATATGATGCAATCCCCGACGTAATTATTGCAATTATAACGGGTATCGTGTCAGCAATCCCGACGTTATTAGAAACCGCGACCGAAATGTTTATGTCGATTGTGCGTGCAATTCCCGCATTATTGGAAGCACTTTTTGTCGAAGTACCGACAATCAACACGGTTATTTTTGACATATTAAAAGAACTTGTCCCCATGTTATGGGATTTGCTTGTGCAAGCGTGGGGCAAATTTAGCGAATGGGCGGTAAATGTTACGGCCACAATTCAAAAAGAAGTTCCGCCAGTAATCGAAAATATAGTATCATTCTTCCGCGAATTACCTGGGAAGATATGGACCTGGTTAGTTAATGTAATTACCAAAATTTTAGAATGGCGAAGCAATCTTTTGTCAAAGGGACGCGAAATCGCGAAAAGTTTTATTGAAACCATAATCAACAAGGTTAAAGAATTGCCTGGAAAAATGCTTACAATCGGAACGGATATTGTAAAAGGACTTTGGAAGGGTATAAACGACGCGGGCCAGTGGTTAAAAAATAAAATCAGTAGCTTTGTAGGAAACGTGACAGACTGGTTAAAAGGATTTTTCGGTATCAATTCCCCGTCAAAAGTTATGGCGGACGAAGTCGGAAAGTGGCTTCCCGAAGGAATCGCGGTCGGCATCGACAAAAACGCAAAAAGTGTTATGTCTTCCATGCGTAGTTTAACAACGAACGTACTGGGCGAAGTGCAAGGAGGATTCGGCGACGGCGCATTGTTTGGCGGTGGCGGAATTGTAAATAATTTCTATCAGACAAACAATAGTCCGAAAACATTGTCACGCCTGGAAATTTACAGACAAAGCAAAAATCTTTTGAATTATGCGGGGGGTGCGTAAATGTTTGAATTAAGAATCGAAAATCACAAAGGGGAAGTCCTGGACTTCCCCAGTAGTGAAGCATACACCGTTTATAAAATAACGGGGTTAAATCCCCCAGCGGTAACGGTCAACACAACCAGCAACGCGACAACGGACGGCATGACGGTAAACAGTAAGCGCGTAGACAAGCGAAACATTGTTATTTACGCATATATCAACGGCGACGTCGAAACAAACCGAATAGCGTTGTATAAATATTTCCCGTTAAAGCAGACCGTAAAAATTTACTTTTCCAACGGGTCCCGCGACGTTTACATCGAAGGCGAAGTCGAAACAATCGAAATCGACCCGTTTGCACAACGCCAGCGGGCGCAAATTTCGATTTTATGTCCGCAACCGTACTTTTTAGCGGTCGAAGAAATTACGACGTCATTTAGCGCGATTTCGGCGTTGTTTGAGTTCCCGTTTTCGATTGCAAAAAGTGGCGTTGAAATTTCGGCAATCACAACCAACATTCGAAAAAGCATCGTAAACGAAGGCGACATCGAAAGCGGAATCATTATTCGACTTTATGCAATCGGCGAAGTCGTGAACCCCGTAATTTATGACGTATTCCACAAAACCCATATAAAGTTAATTTTCACGATGCAGGCAAACGACGAAATTGTAATCAATACGCACGCAGGCAAAAAAAGAATCACGTTAATGCGCGACGGCGTGGAATATAACATCATGGGAAATATGGTTGCGGATTCGTCATGGTTGACATTGTTTCCTGGCGACAATGTGTTCACATATAACGCGGACAGTGGAAAAAACAACGTCCAGTTGCGATTTATCACGACGGAACTTTTCGGGGGTGTATAAATGAATATTTATATTTTGAATAAATCCTTTGAAATAATCGGCGTTGTGGATTCGTATTCGTCCGTTATATGGCGACCAGGTTACAACGAAGTCGGGGACTTTGAATTGTATTTGAGCGCATCAGCGGAAGCGGTGGCATTATTGCAAAAAGACTTTTACCTGGTTCGTGACAAAGACGTTTCAGTCGTGGACGGCGTGACGGCATATAAAAACGTAATGATTATTAAAAATTTTAGAATCAAAACGGACATCGAAAACGGGGACTATTTGACAATCACGGGCAGGGAATTAAAATTCCTTTTACATTCCCGCATTGTTTGGAAACAAACAAATTTAACGGGAACCGCGGAAAATGGAATCCGACGTTTGATTGACGAAAACGCAATCAATCCGACGAACACGGCCCGCGTTATTCCTGGTTTGAAACTGGGAACGGCGGTCGGTTTTACGGACAAAATAGAAAAACAGTTGACGGGCGACTTTTTGGACGAAGCTATAACGGAAATATGCCTGGCGTATAATTACGGCTGGGACGTATACATTTCGGGTCGTGCGCTTGTGTTTGAATTATACCAGGGCGTCAACCGTTCTTATAGTCAAATGGAACGGCCCTTCGTGTGTTTTTCCGACTTCTTCGACAATATCAGCGCAAGCGAATACGAAATGCAAAGCGAAGGTTTTGCGAATGTTTCTTTGTGCGGTGGCGAAGGCGAAGGCGTAGAACGTATTTATACGACCGTCGGGAACGCTTCGGGGATTGACCGTCACGAAATATTCACAGATGCAAAAGACATTTCGCGGAACGCTGGAAGTGAAGACGAAATCAGCATGGACCAGTATTTGTTATTATTGGACGAACGCGCAACGGAAAAACTGGCCGAAATGAGAATGACAGAAGGATTCGAAGGCGAAATCGAAAACGTATCGTTTACATACGGAACCGACTTTTTTATGGGCGATATTGTATCGATAATAAACAAATACGGAATCAGTAAAAACGTACAAATTTCAAGCGTAATCGAAAGCAAAGACGAAACGGGGGAAAAGACAATCCCCCAGTTTAAAAATTAGGAGGTGCGACAATGTGGGAATATGGATTTTTTAACAGTGTGAACGGCGACCGAATTTATAATGCCGACGCAATGAACAATATGTTTGAAGGTTTAATCACAGACGGCGTATTTGAAAGCGTGGGCGACAAAATGGCGGTCCAGGCAAGCGGAGGTATGACGGTGCAAATTGCAACGGGACGCGGTCGTTTTGGCGGTCGTTGGGTAAATAACACAACCCCGCACACGTTGACGATTGAAGCGTCCGACGTAACATTGAACCGATATTGTGCGGTGTGTGTGCGCGCAGATGCAACGGACAACGTACGAAGCGCGGTTCCCTTCTTGAAATATTCGGATTTTGCAACAAACCCGACAAAACCGACAATGGAAAAAACCGCAACCGTTACCGAAAAATGCCTGGCGTATGTTTACATCGGCGCAGGCGTGACGGCAATTACCCAGGCGAACATCGAAGACACGCGCGCGAATGAAAAATTGTGCGGTTGGGTTACTGGACTTATAGACCAGGTATCAAGCGACACATTGTTCGCCCAGTTCCAGGCAATCTTCGAAGAATGGTTCGGCAATCTGCAGGATTTAATCGACGAAAACACCGAAACAATGCTTGTTAATGCGATGCCCGTATCGCTTACCGTCACATTATCTGCAAATAGTTGGGTAAATGGTGCGCAGGAAGTCGAAGTCGTTGGAATGAACGCAACAAAGACGGTCCAGGTTATGGCGCACGACGACAGTTTAAGCGAATACGCAAGCGCGGGTATCAAATGCACGGCCCAGGGTACAAACAAATTGACCTTTACGGCCGAAACAATCCCCAGTGTTGACGTTAAAGTGAACATTTTACACATGGGCGCATAACAAAAGACAAAAATTTAATAAGGCACAAAAGATAAAAGGCATCGAAATACTAAAGAATCACAGTTTAATAATTTAGTATGGAGGTGCTTTTTTATGATTTTAAATGTTAAAAACTATTATAACGAAATAGAGAAAATCACAACGGATATTACAACCGCAAACGGGAAGATTTCGAAGAATACGTCGGACATATCCAGCGCAAACGCAAGGATAACGCAAAACACGACAAACATTGCAACAACAAATAGCAACCTGGCAACCTTGCGAACAGAGTTTAACGCCGTCAGCGATTTGGCGTATAATCACTTGTGTTATTCGGCCGTTATACAGATTGCGCAATCGGCCAGTTATACGTTTGCCAGTCCGTTTTTGCGGGCCGTATTTATGGGACAGATAAACAATTTCGCACACACTATCCATGTATACCGTGACGGGGCATACGCAAGCGCGGAGGGTTACAAAACAGAAATAAACCTTATGAGCATCGAACCCGTTGAAAACGGTGTAAAAATAAACAATTTAAACCCCGACAATGTGTTGCGCGTGTTTATATTATTCAAATAATTAAAAATGACGGTCAATCGCTGGCCGTCTTTTTATATTGCAAAATTTTTTGTTGACATATACACTCAATGGGTGTATACTTATCTCAAGATAACACATTGGAGGTTTTAATATGCAAGTAGAAATCAAAGGACTTGGAAAGATAACGGCAACAAAAGAGGTACTAAACGCAATCGCGATAATGGCGTATAAGTCAAGCGAATACAACAAAATCAAAAAACGCAACGCATTAGCAGAACTGGACGCCAACGTCCATTCGGAAATTTACAAAGCATTAGAAAACGCGGGATATTTCAAAGAATAGGGGAGGAAACAATATGACACATTTAAAAGATACTTACACGGGCGGGACGCATTACTGGATTTCATACGAAAACGGGTTATACATCGTAAAGCGCGAAGGCATGGAAAAGGCGCACGACGAATTTTACGGAACATATACACAATGTTGCGCATGGTTAGACAAGAAGCGCGAAGCAAACGCCGAATACGATTTGAACATTTAACAACCTGGGGGCATCGTCCCCCAGGAACCAAAAGAAAAAATGTATTTTATGGAGGAATGAATATGTGGAAATTAAAGTGTGTAAACAATGAGCAGACAACGGCAGAAAAGGTTATAAAGTTTAAAAACATCATCGGTAGAAGTGAAATAAGAAGTTTCTTTGCAGATAACGGTTATGCAATGATGGATTGTCAAGTGGAAAGTATAACATATATGCAAGCAGGGGAAACATTACAGTTTTATTTTCCGAACAAAGTAAAATATATAGAGGTTGTAGCACTTTAAAACTACTGTTTTAATAAAGCTGGGCCAACGGCAAGACGGGCAGAAAGGTGGAAAAAATGAAAGTAAGAGAGTATTTGAAGGATTTTAGCAAAAGCACAAGCGTAACATTTATCAAGGCAAGGGCAAGGAAGGACGCCCACACGCCAGGGCATCACGCGGAATATCAAACAACCCCGATTCGTCGTATATGCGACTGGGAAGAATCGAAAATCATGGACTATTATGTTTTGAACGACAAGCAATGCCCGATTGATTGGTTAAGTGGTGCGCCCTGGAAAAATAATTTTGACCGTGGCAATTTGATTTCTATGTTAGTAATCAGCAAAGAGGACCTGGAAACACTTTATTCACAAAAGCAGGCCGAAAGCATGGTTGCGTATATCGACAAGAAAATAAAGGGGGATTTGTAAATGGACGTTAAAGAATTACGCCAGGAAATGGGACTGACACAAAAAGCGTTCGGGGAGTTCTTCGGGATTCCCCCGCGCACGATTCAAAACTGGGAGGGGGGCTTGCGAAAATGTCCCGACTACGTTTTGGACCTTATGAGATTTAAAGCGGAACACACAAAGAAGGAGTGTCTATAAAATGGAATTTATTAAAATAAGCAAGGCGGACGGAACCGAAAAGAAAGTCACGCTTGCGGAAGTGATAGACAAGACGGAGGGTTGCGGGTATTGGAAAGCGGGAACCGTTAAACAGATGCTTGCGGACGGTTTAGAAGTACAGACACCGTTTGCAATTTATAAAGCACAGTTGAATAAATAAGGAGGTTAAAAAATATGAAGTATGGATATGTAAGGGCAAATAGCGAGGATTTTAAAATTTCACAAATCAATTTTTTACAAGATAAAGTCGATAAAATAATTATAGAGGTGGACGGGGAGGAATTGAACAAACTTTTTGATATTTTACGACCTCATGATGCTTTATACGTTTACGACCTGGATAGACTTACCCGTCGAGTTGCCAGGGCAAAAGAAATCATAAATACTTTGATTGATAAAAACATCGATTTATATACCCATAAAGGCGACATAAATTTGTGGGTTGTAGCGAATGAACTGAACAAATATTAAAATATTGAACAAAAAATAGGGCGGTTAATTACCGCCCCTTTTTTATTTGTCCTAACTCATGCGCCCCGAATGGTGCGGGGTATTTAGTACAACCCCGCATCAAAAAAATATAGGCTTTACGAATTGCCCTTTTTCGTCCACTTCGACGCCCTTTAATATCCTACGCCAAAACGCCCGTTTATTTTCTTGCGTCAAGGCCCCGTATAGGCTTTTCCAGTCGCTTTTTATTAAGTCATGGTAAATTGTAAGGTCGCGCCGTTCAACGGGCTTTAAATCGGCCGTGGCGCGTTCCAGGCGTGCTTCCAGTTCCTTGTATAATCTATCATATTCGGATTCTTCAATGCGCGACTTCATAAACATTGTATTTAATCGCGTCATTTCGCCTTTAATTCCTTTTATAACGTCTTCCGCGGGTGCGGTTCTTCTTTCTTGTTCCTGGATTGTTACTTCTTTAATGTGCGCCGTTGCGTATGAATCAAGATGCGCAAGAAGGGCTTTTTCGACTTTTTCTTCCGACACATACGGCGCAAAATCGCACGACTTTTCCTTAATTCTTCGCAAGCATCTATACGAATTATATATTTTTTTGTATTTCTGTTTTCGCGGGCCGTTCTTCGTTTGTATTATTCTATCTGCTTCCTTGCCCGTGTTATGCGCCCCCAAAATTCGACCACATTTCGGGCAAGCAATTAAACCAGTAAAAATATACACGCGGTTGCCCTGGGTACGTTTTACATTTTTGTTTTTTATAATGTCCTGGATTTGTTCGAATTGTTCGGGTGTGATATATGGTTCGCAATAGTTCGGGTTGCCCTTATATCGTCCGCATATCTTTTCATCGACTAGCACTTTTCGGATTGAGTTATACGACCAGGAAACATTGTACTTGTTTCGTATATAGTCGATAGAAAGTCGTTGCCCCTGGTGGGTAATAAAGTGATGCAAAAAGTCGTTTATAATTTCTTCGTTTTCCTTGTCTTTTACAACTCTTTTTACGCCGTCGATTTTTTCCACGGTATACCCCAGGCCCAAACAATGGGAACCCGTCAACGGTTGCCCCGTTTTGATTTTATAGTCATTTACAAGGCGGATTCGTTCGCCCGTGTTGTCCGCTTCATATTCGGCCATTGCAAGTTTTTGCGTGACCCAGTAACGCCCGCTTGCCGTTGTAAGGTCGTATTTTTCTTCGGTCGCCGTCCATGTAATGTTATGCGAATCAAGTATTTTTTGGCATTCGTAATATTCGCCCACGCTTCGGAAATAACGGTCCAGTTTAATAAATATAATACGGTCGAATTTTCCTTCCCTTGCATCGTTTAACATTTTTTGCAGGGCTGGGCGTCTTTTTATCAGCTTACGCCCCGAAACCCCTTCGTCGTTGTACCATTCAACTATTTTTAACCCGTGAAGTTTTGCGTATGTTTGCAACGTGTCCCGTTGCGCCGATAATGACAGACCGTGCAATTTTTGTTCGTTGTGTGATACTCTTATATAACAAGCTATGCGTTCAATGTTTGTCATATTTTGGCCCCCTTTGCGGTTTGTTTATGTTGATTTTTTGAACATTATGTGAATATAATTTTTTCATCGTTACACGTTGATTTTTTATGTTATTATTATGCTAATTTTAGCAGGAGGAGAACGTATGTCCGATTTAAAAAAACTAATTATTCAACTTGTAGAGAAAAGCGACGACAAAGAATTGTTATTCCTGGTTTTCGCTATGCTTACCCGATAGAGAAATAAATTCAGAAACCATATTTTCAATCATTTTTAATTGACTATCAGATAATAACGGAAGATTAAGAGCAAGACGTCGCAATCTTCCGTCTTTTTTTAATAGTTTGGTATATTCCGCAATTCGCGTCAGTTCCGTTTCTTCGCTTAATCTTTCCATTTCGCAATCATAACCAGCAAGCCACATTACAGACACGTCCAGCACTTCGGCCATTTTAGACATTGCAGGGAATTTCGGCTGGTATTTTTGCAACGCCCATTTACTTATTGAACGTTTGTCAAGCCCCGTTTTTTCCGCTAATTCTGTTTGCTTCATATCACGCAGATTTAACGCTTCTTCGATTCTGTTATTTACATTTTCCATTCTTTTACACCCCCTTTTTGTAATTAAAAGTATAAACTATAAAATTGCGCAATGCAACAGAAAACGCGACAAAAAAATCAAGAAATCACGATTTTCGCAAGAAAATAGTTGACAAACAAAATTATATCAATATAATAAAAATCGTGAAGCGTGAAAACACGACACAAAAGCGTGAAAACGGAAAGGAGGTAAAACAATGAACAAGAAGTCGAAAGAACTTCGTTTAAAGATTATCGAAGTATTTGGAAGTCAGTCTGCATTTGCGAAAGCGTACGGCATGGAAGAAACGCAGTTGTCGGCACGTTTAAACGGTAAAGTTGACTGGAAGATGCCCGAAGTCGTAAGGGCTTGCGATATGCTGGGAATTGATTTCGGCGAAGTAAACCTTTATTTTTTGCCGTAAAGTCGTGAAAACACGACGTAAAAAAGTGGAATAGCGCGTGGAGGTTTAAAGCATGGGCGAAATCATTTTGCAAACGCTGGTTGAATTACTGGCGGAACAAGAAAACTTAAAAATTGAATACACAATCGAAACGGAGGAAAAAGAATGAAATCAGAATTTGCACACGAAATCACATTAGAAGAAATGGAACAGTTACACGACGAAAAGGGAATCGCGTTCGAAATCAACGACGGCGAAATCAAAGGAATTGTATTGGAGGGCTAAAAAATGGAATTGAAAATCTACGAAGGGGCGGAACATTCCCCCATTACCTGGAATCACGAAGAAATAAAGGCGGAAATTTCCGCAAAAATGGAGTATTACAGAAGCGTCATTTATTCGGACGGCGAAATCAAACTGGCGAAGGAAGACCGCGCCACATTAAACAAATTTATGCAGGCGTTAGACACCAGGCGCAAGGAAATTAAAAAACTGTATTTAAAGCCGTATGAAGACTTTGAAAAGCAATTAAAGGACATTATCGCGTTGATAAATGAACCGATTGCGTTAATTGACACGCAAGTCAAGGAATACGAAGCAAAGCAAAAGCAGGAAAAGGAAGACCGCATCAAAGAATATTTCGCGGGCCTGGACGTTCCCGAATGGTTGACGCTTGACCGCATCTTTTCGGACAAGTGGTTAAATGCCAGCGTTAGTTTTAAAAAGGTCCAGGAAGAAATCGACTTCCGCGTGGAATCGGTAAAAGTAGACTTCGAAATGCTTGCGAATTTGCCCGAAATAGGCTTCGAAGCGTCGGAAGTGTATAAAAAGACGCTGGACGCAAAAAGGGCCGTAAATGAAGCGAATACAATGCGTGAAATGGCACTTGCGAAGCAGAAGCAGGCGGAAGAAAAAGCAATGCGCGAAATGGAACTTGCAAAGGCGGTCGAAGAACCCAAAGCGGAACCCGTAAAAGAAGCGGAACCCGCCCAGGAACCCGCCCAGGAACCCGAACCCGTCCAGGAAAAAGCGGTCGAAGAAACAAGCACGTTTTATTTGCAAGTTACGGTAACAGAAACAACAAAAAAAGCGTTGTTCGATTTCTTGCAGGCGCACGGCATCGAATACGGCGTTTTATAGGAGGGTAGCAAATGGACGACAAAATCACAATCAGCATCGAAGAATACAAATATTTACTTATGTGTCATGTCATATTGGAAATCATCACAAATCACGCAAACAATTCGGAATATATAAACGACCGCGTTATCCGTGAAGTGTTAAACATTAAGAAGGAGGGCGACGAATGACTTTTGAAGAATTGCAGAAAGCAAATGCGGAAATAAAAACAATACCCGTAAAGGGCAAGGAATACGCAGAAGTCAGTCAGCGTATAAAGGCTTTTCGAATGTTATTTCCCGACGGGTGCATACACACGGACATTGTATCGATTGACGGCGGGGTTTGCGTCATTCGTGCGACTGTATCGGACGAAAACGGGCGGGAACTGGCAACGGGGACCGCATACGAAAAGGAAGGGTCAACAACCGTCAATCGTACAAGTTACATAGAGAATTGCGAAACGTCGGCCGTTGGGCGTGCGCTTGGTATGTTGGGAATCGGAAGCGACGTTGCAATCGCATCGTATGAAGAAGCATCGAACGCAATCGAAGCACAGAACAAGCCCCAGGGAAAGCCCCAGGACGGCCCGACAGCGGAAGAACTGGAAGCGCAAAAGCAGATTGAAAATTCGAAAATTTCTGATATTAAGGTCAAGTCGTTATTGAACAAGTGCAAAGAAGACGGCGTCGCGGTTGAAAAAATCTTGCGTTTATACAAGGTTAAAACGCTGGGCGATTTAACGGAATTAAAGTTCCGAAATATCCTGGATAATTGGCAGAAAATAAAGGACGTGTAGGCATGGAGTGTACGGGAAAACTTGTCGGCGTTGCCCGTGATTGGAATACGGGAAAAATGACCGTCACGTTTCAAATTGACGGGGAACCGACAGAAGAAATAAACAAATTGCTGGAATGTGAAAAGCTATCAATCGAAGCGAAAAAGTATCGGGCCAAACGTAGCATAGATTCAAATTCTTTACTTTGGGTATGCCTGGGACAGATTGCGAACGCATTACGGGCCGACAAATGGGACATATACTTGCAGATGCTTCGGCGATACGGGAAATTTACATATATTTGCGTAAAACCCGCCGTCGTGGACGCCGTGAAATCCCAGTGGCGCGAATCGGAAGTAATCGGCGAAATTGACATAAACGGTCAAAAGGCCGTACAGATGCTTTGTTATTTCGGTTCAAGCACATACAACACGCAAGAATTTACCGTCTTACTGGACGGCGTCATTTCGGAAATGCGCGAAATGAACCTGGACCCGCCCACAAGTGAAGATATGCGAAGGAGTTTAGAAGCATGGGAAAAGAAGTTGAATCAGCAATAATACGCAACATGAAAGAATGTATTGTATGCGGTTCGCCGTATATTCAAGTTCATCATGTTTTCGGTGCGTCAAATCGCAAGATTTCGGACAGATACGGTTATATTGTCCCGTTGTGTATGCTACACCATACCGCAGGACCCGCCAGCGTCCATTTTAACCGCGATTTTGACTTGCACTTGAAGAAAGTATCACAGAAACATTTTGAAGCCCAAAACGGGACGCGTGACGAGTTTATACGCATATTTGGGCGCAATTATTTATAGGAGGTTGAACACATGAACATTGTACTTTTATGCGGGCGTCTTACCCGCGACGTTGAAACAAGATACACACAAGGGGCGGAACCTATGGCAATTTCGCGTTTTACGCTTGCCGTTGACCGTAGACGCAAAAATGGCGAAGAAGAATCGGCCGATTTTATCAATGTTGTTTCGTTCGGTAAAAAGGCCGAATTTGCGGAAAAGTATTTGTTTAAAGGAACAAAGGTTTTAATAACGGGACGCTGGCAGACTGGAAGTTACACCAACAACGAAGGCGTAAAGGTATATACAAACGATTGCATCGCGGACGACATCGAGTTCGCCGAAAGTAAACGCGCCCAGGAAGGAACGCCCACAACCGAAACGCCCGCGTCCGATGAATTTATGAACATTCCCGACGGGCTTGTGGACGAATTACCGTTTAATTAAGGGGGCGCAAATATGTATACGCTTGTTATAAAAGGCAAACTTGACGGGTTGAACAATTATACAAGGGCTTGCAGGACAAACCAGTATGTCGGGGCGCGAATGAAGAAGAAAAACGAAGACATTATAACGGCGCACATATTTTCACAGTTGCGGGGCGTCCATATTGCTGGACGGGTGCGCCTGGCGTTCCGCTGGTATGAAGTGAATAAAAAACGGGACCTGGACAATATATGCTTTGCTAAAAAATTCATACTTGACGCGCTTGTCGAAAACGGCGTGATTGAGTGTGACGGCTGGCGGGGCGTTGAAGGTTTTACGGATTCTTTTTTCATAGATTCCAAAAACCCACGAATCGAAGTTGATATAACGGAGGTATAAAAATGAGAGAAATAAAAAACACGCAAAAGATTGTTGAAAGAGTGTTGAGAGAACACCCCGACGCACGAAACAGCGACCATGTATTATATGCCCGCGTATGTGCGGAACTGGGCGACGATTACAAGGACATTTCCATTGTGTTCGCATTTATGAACCGCAAGGCGTTAAAACTTCCGAATTTTGAAACGGTCGGCAGATGCAGACGGAAATTGCAAAACATTTTTCCCGAACTTGCCAGCGATTCCGAAGTGGAATACGCGCGAAGCGTCAAAGAAGAAACATTCAAGGAGTACGCGAAAACATGAGCAAAGAACAAATCGACTATTTAAAATTTATTATTTTTACATACGGCGCGGAATCACAAAAGGACATGGCAATCGAAGAATGTTCCGAACTTACCAAAGCAATATTGAAAGAACGTCGGGGCAAAGGAACCGCAACGGACGTTATAGACGAAATTGCGGACGTGTTAATCATGTGTGAACAGTTGAAAATCATGTACGATTGCGAAAGCGCGGTAAATGAAAGAATCGACTATAAAATCAAAAGACAGTTGGCAAGAATAGGAGGGGCATAAATGAAAATCTATATCAGCGGAAAAATTACGGGAACAACCGACTATATGGAACGATTCGCCAGGGCCGAAAAGCATTTACGCGATGCGGGGTTTATTCCAGTAAATCCCGCAAAGGTAAACGGCCAGCTTCCGCCCGAAACAACACATTCTGAATACATGGTAA